TGGTAACCGAGTATCTTGGTGTCGCGCCGATTGCGCACACAGTCCGGGAGGAACCGCACGGCCTCAGGGCATGATTCGAACATCGCGTTGAACGCACGACCGATCTCGAGAGGAGTCTTTTCAGATTCCCCTGACTTCAAACTGAAGTTCAGGATTAGCTTCTGGTTCAGATAGCCAATTCTCTTCGACCCATCCCCACCTTTCCTCTTGTTGAACATCACGTTGTTCACCATCGCAAAATCCGCACTCGCGTACGACTTTCCAATGGACAATTGGAGCCCCAGTTCTGCGGCTGTCTGTTCCCAGATTCTACAGAATTGCCTCGGGCAAGGAAAGAGAATGTCGTCTCCATTGATTTTGGTCATTGCCAAAATCTGCTTACCTTGTTCTTTGGTGAGCACCTTCTGCGCAATACCCCGCTTGATCGCGGCGCGCAGTCCTGCGAGATTAATCACGCAGAGAATAGGAAATGAGAGAGGATGTCCCATCAGCTGACCGTTCGTCTGCCAGATGGATTGGGCATGCTTGCCCGCATCTTTCTTTGTGTATGTGACCTCAACCCCGTCCAGCCCGCTTTCGAAGGCTGGTCCGAGATCGTAGATCCTCCTGATGGTTTCCCATGCCTCGAGCGTCGAGTTCATGTTCAACTGGTCGGTGGCGGCTTTGTAGTCACCACTGTTCCAAACCCATCCGGTAGGAGCCTCCCACGACTCCACCTCCGCTTCCCACCCGTCCGCCATGGTTGAGTACCGGCAGACTTTCCAACACTTCAACAGGCTCCCCTGAAGGGGTTGTAGCCATGTGTACTGGAAACCATCACCTGCTGTGATCATCCGAAACTTCCCTGGCTCAGGTATTACCTGGGCCCGGACCGACCTTCTCTCGTCGGAGAACGCGTTCATATCGCATTCCAGCTTCTCAAACAACCCGTGTTTCCACGCATTGATTGCTTGATGATACTCACGCGCAGAGATCCTACCGCCTTCTATCACTTCCGTTTGGGAGCGTAGTGAAACGATGGGAATCCTTTGTGTGGGGGGGTCGACCAACAACGAAACGCCATGTCTTTCCTTCCTCAACTGGGGATGTTGAAGAAACAGGCGTCCGCCCTCTGTTGGACGAAGCGGAAGGATGATGTTGGGCGCCAACACCATCACCTCTCCAAGCGCTCCGAGGTTCTTTCGAGAAGAATCACGGGACGCGTGGAGGGAAGGGGACAATTTCGTCAGGGTAGTCTTACGGAACGTGCGTTCGCACGTCGTCCGGATCTCCTGAAGAAGCTCTTCTGACACCTGTGCCGGCGCTGCCGACAGGTACTTTTGGTGGTCACCAACGGTGGCCTCCAGTTTCTCATCGCACAATTGTGGCCAGCCTCTCTTTGAGAGAAGGTAGCTCGCGCAAAAGCGTCGCGACGCAGCAGACCCGTC